GAGGGGAGGGCCCCTGCCAGTTAGCTTTTTTCCACTACTGTTCTGTTGTGTGTTTCATCTCTGTTCTCTGTTCTGTGTTTTTCATTGCTGTTCTTGTTCTGTCGTTTGTTATCATCTCTGTTGTTTACTATTTTATTCGCCTTCTTTCCGTTGTCAATTTTGCTTGCTGTTTTGTCTCATGATTTTAGTGTGTGTTTTGTTTATAGTTTGAGTGGGCTGTTTTTTGTCGTTTTTTTCTGTTGTTGGGTGTGTCTTGTTTTTTTTTGTGTGGTAGATTGAGGGTATCAACAAAAAACTAGAGGATAGGAGAGTGAAGAAATGTAGTTGTGTTGTTAGTGTATTAAGTGCAATGGGTGCAATAAAAGCGTGTATGCCGCATTGTTTTGATGAGTGTGTTGAAGCCCGGTAGGTCGATGGCCTGCCGGGTTTGTTGTTTGTGTTGTGTTTTGTGGTGTGGTATTATGTAGTTATCAGCCAAGGATGAAGGAAGGATGGTGGTTGATATGACTGGTGTTTCTGTTCGTTTCGAGACACGTGAGCTGGACGGGAGAGAGGTTCTTGTCTTGCGTTATCGTTTAAAGAGATTTGTGGTTGTAAGGTTTTTTACTGAAACGTATGACCCTTGTACTGGTGAGGTTTGTTCGGCTATGGATAATATGGTGGGTTTTGTTTATCGCTTGATGAGGTTTGTTTCTGAGCATCCTGAGCGTTTTTATGGCAAGGAAATGGTGGTGGCGAAATGGGCATGAAACTTGTTCAAGTGTTCGCTGTGTTACGTTATTACGGTGATGGCAAATATGAATGCGTAGCCGAATGTAATAGCCATGACTGCGCAATAAAGGCCGTTGAGTATTATGGCGGTGTTGATTTGGCTGGCGTGTATTATTGTATCGAATTGCGTTATAAGGTTGTGGAATTATGATAATGAAGATGGATTATTTTAACGACGATAATATCGTAGACCTGTTTAACAGCCTTTTGCCTGACAACTATTTTATCTATAGAACGGGTCTCACTGATGTAAGGAGTTCTTTGGTTGGAGAACCGGAGTACTCCATTACTGTCAGATTTTGTAGGAAGCATAAGGGGTTATGAAGTGTATCGATGGCACTATTCACGCTTCGGCTCGCGTTCATAACGGAATTATCGAACTGGATTGTATGAGGTTGAATATTGACCCATTCCAGTGGGAGGGTGAAGGGGACCCCTACGGCATTGACGTGGAATTCGCCAAACACCGTGATGTTGATTCGCTTAAGCGTGCCGTGTCGTATGATGCAAAGTGTTTGGCAAAAGGGTGCCCTACTGTGACTATGGAGGTGCAGGCGTGAGTTTTACGCTGATGACATGGGACGCGGCGATGTGTACCGCGTATTATGAGCAGGGATTTCGTGCTGGCTTGACGCTCCCCGCTCACGTTGCTCGGCCATTGGAGGATGCGGCGTGTGCTCACGGTTATTGCGACTGTTTCCGTGAGGGTTACATGCAGGGTGTGGCGGAGCGTAAACAGCGTTCGACTGATTTGCATGTCGCGGACGTGATGGTAAGGGGTGAGATTGGCCGAGCCTAGCAGTATTATGGAACTTTGCGCACAACTGTTTGACCTGTGGACTGAGTGGGGCGCTCATATCGCCGCTGTGAAGGGGTATGAGCGTGGCACATCGGACGCCGCTGAGGGCAAGCCCGAACGTGAAACGCTCCCCTGTGATATTCATAGGATGTATGAGGATGCTTATCAACGTGGATACCGTGAGGGGTATAGGTATGGGAACGAACAGCCTGAATTCTAGGAAAACGAATGAGACGCCTACCAATTGGTTTGACGATGGCGTGCTGGACGATGACCGTGTGCGCCGTGTCATTCGTGGCCGTCGGCGTAATCTGCACTTGCGGGAGTATAACCGTGGTGAGGGCGATTGGGAAACGTTTTGCCGTGCTATAGCATTGCTCAAGGATTTTTATAAGCCTCAGGGTGGTCAGGTGATGTTTGCTGACAGTATCGAACACGCGGCGAACATTTGTCTAAGCATTTCGCCTCATTCGTCAATGTACGCCGCATTATCACGAACGCAGGACGTTGAAATGTTGTCCGGGCTTATTTACTGTCCGGCAATGGTGGCGTGGTGCGCGGTCTGCCACGTCAAGGGCGCAACCTGCTATGAGATGTGCAGGACTTGGGAGGGCGATGAGTTCGCTCAGACTATCATCAAAATTGCGTGCCTCCGTTTTGACAATCTGACCGACGCACGGTATACTGATGAGGACATTGCAAGAATGTCACAGCAACAGCAACATTAAAAAAAGGCGGTATGATTATGGCATATATTAAGCGAGCCAAGCACTATAGTATTGTGCGCGGTGTTACGCGCGGCGAAAACGGTGAACTTGTGGACGCCGAGGTGATCGTGGATGGCGCGTGTCGCACGGCTGACATGGCAATGAAAAAAGCCCGTAAGATTAACAAGGACATGCTCCCCATGTCAGCCGAATATCATGCGCAGGCGACGCGCATGGATGAGGCAATCTATTGGGCTAATTGTAAGTTTGGGGATGATACCATTATCGACTATCCGGGGTCGGTCAACGGCAACGTGGTTGAAGATGATATTATCTCCGAGGAAGAATAATCACTAACCCTATAAGGAAGGCAACACAATGGCTGACAACGAACTGACCGTAGCAAACGGCAACAATTTTGCGGCGAACGGTGCTAACGCCGTCTCTCATTTCTTCGATACCACTACTATGGATGGTAAAATGGCGTTGTATAACGCCATGCAGACCGCCGACAAGGTTGATGAACACCTTAATGAACCACTGCATGTGACCAACGTGCTTGCTCAGGCTATCGAGGTTGCTAATCAGGAGACGGGTGAAATCAACTCCTCTACCCGTGTTGTCATTCACGCGGAGGAGGGCGACTTCTCCGCCGCCTCGCCCACATTGGCGCACGCTTTCGGCAACCTGTTCGCCATCTTCGGCACGCCGGACACGTGGACTACGCCGCTTGCTCTCAAGGTGGTGGAGAAGAAGAGCCGCCGTGGTTATAAGTTCTTCGACCTCGAACTAGTGTCGGAAAACAAGCGCAAGTAACGTGAATGTCCACGTCATATGATAGCATGGTAATGTCCCTATAGGGATGTTGCCGCCAGACTCACCCCCCGTCGTTTTCCATCCTTACGGCGGGGGGTGTTTTACACTCATAAGAGGAGGGGCCGTGGCAAAACGTAAAAACAACCGACGCGCCAACAATCTGAAACGCAACGCCGCCATCAGGTCGGCACAGGTACGCCGAGAGCAAGCAGTCAGGGATTACAGCACCGGACACCTCCCCAAGCAAATCACCGAAACGTTTCTCGGGAAACTCAGCGCCCAACAACTCGAACAGGTTGCACGCCGTATCGGGCAGGAATTCGGGGAACAACAGCAAGCCTTAAGGGCCCGGGACAACGAGCCGTATCAGGTTGTCCCGGATGTGCATATTACGAAACTTGACAGGGAACTGGCGGCGCGTCCGTTGATTACCGACGCGGAAATCGCCGCCGCCCCGTCAAAACGTCGAAAAACATTACGACAGCAACAGCGCCGCCGTATCGAGGCACGGCGGAAAATCAAACGCGCCCAACAATTCGACGCATTGAGCATGGCCAACTATACCGTGGGTGAAATGCGAGAGATGGAACGTGCTGGAGAGTCGCCGTTTGATGTGTTGGGCACTCATACGGTCGGCGGTTCGGCGCGTGACGAACTCACGCGCAACCGTGCGAACGTGTTTGGGTCGGAGCGTGGCATGAGCCACGCGCGTATGATGATACGAGAGGGAAGCAGGAGGAAACTTGAACGGGAGATACTCGAATACGCCGGGCTTGTAGGACGCGCGCCATTACATGCAGGCACTGGAAAGATTCCCGAGAACGAGGGGGTTGCGGATTTTGATAGGGTCGAACAGCAACTTGAAGCATTCGACGCCAATGTCGCCCGAAAATTCGCCTCCCTATCGAACCGTCAAAAACGATGGTTGATAAACAGCACGAATTTCAGCACCGTAGTACGTGAGGCCGCATGGTATAATGATAAGACACATAAATGGGAGACGAAGGCGGACGCGGGTGATGTAGAGACGCGACTCGATGAATGGATGGCCAACGCGGCACGACACTAAAAGGATGGAATCATGAAAGAGCGTCGAACGGCGGCAACAGACGGCGCAACACTATTGACGGATGACGGCATGGAACCATTGACGGCAAACGCCGTTATCCGTCTCACCATGCTCGATTATCACACGCGCGTATGGTGCGCCCACGGATGGCAGGACATCAAGCCCATAGCCGCCGAATTGCTGAAACGACTCCCATTGCAATCGAATCCAGCCAAGGACGGCGTGTGGGGCACGTTCAACATTCGAGGCCACTTTTACAGTTTTCGTGTGCGTATGGGCGGTATCACCGTGGATTTTTTGGACGTGCGCAATATCACGCGCGACGATGGTTTGAATGTTTCACGTGAAACATTCGGCGGCGCGGATGACTTGGAGACCACGTGGAATATCGCGCAGGAATGCACCGCCCTGAACCTCAAGGGCACGACCATAGCTTCAATGGCGATGACCGACTATATCGATGGGGATTACGCCGGATTCAAGCGCCATTTTCCACCATTGGATAGGGATGATTATCACCGTATGCGCCCCGCCTACTATGGGGCGATAGTATACAGCAAGCCGGGAGAATACCGGGATTGCCGAAGCTGGGACGTGAATAGCCTCTACCCGAGCATCATGCGCGATGCGCCCATGCCGGTAGGCTCACCAATATGGTACGACGGGAAGTATCAACATGACAATGACTATCCGCTCCATATCGATGTCATTGCGTTTGACGCGCGATTGAAAACGGGAAAAACGGCGACACTCACCAATATCCTACCCGTATGGGGGTATGAGGGTGAACGTCTGGACAGTACGCTGGGCGTTGTCACCATGCCGGTCACGGATGTGGATTGGGAAACGCTGACCGAAAACTACGACATCCACGTGTGGGAGCACGTGGGCGGCTGGAAATTCCGCAAATCACACGGACTCTACTACACATACGTGGACAAATGGTTTCACGCGAAACAAACAGAAACCGGAGAACGCAGGCAGATGGCAAAACTGTTGCTGAACTCGCTGGTAGGGAAGTTCGGTGCCTCGCTGTACCGTCCCATGTTGCATCCGAAACCGTCCGTAGACGGGGGTGTGGATTTTACCGTGGACAAACCCGAGTCGGCCAACAGTCTGGCATGGTTGCCGACCGCCGCATATGTCAACGCCTACGGAAGGCGAATACTATCCCGCGCCATGACCGATAACGCCGAACGCGTGATCTACGCCGATACCGACGGCATGATACTGGAAGGGCCGGATACGCCTATGGGAATCGAAACGGATGACCGGAAACTAGGCGCGTGGAAAAACGACCACACCTATGAGAGGCTCCGCATCCTCGGCAATCGCAAATATTGCGGCGTGGAAACGGGCGGCGATACCGTCATGCGGCTGAGTGGCGTACACCGTGCCGCCCCCATCCCCTATGATGAGTTCCTGCCGGGGTCACATCATCTCAATGATGACGGCCATGTTTTCATGCTATAATATCCGGTAGCGGGGTGTGCGTCCCAAGTCGATTCGATGGCCCGACCGTAAGGCAAGTCGGTAAGGCGATTCGGTCGGATGTAGACGTGCGTAGCCAACGCCCAGCGACGGCGAGGGAACCCGCACAGCCTAGCAAACCGGCATGACGGCGTGATTGCCGCCATGCCACTTACTTTAAGGGGTGATTATGGACGATACCGAAAACACCGAGCCGGACACCACGTCCGACACCGAGCCGGACGCCGAGCCGACCGGCGACAATACGCCGAACCCGGAGCCTGAAACGCAGGACAATGGCGAACCGGAGGACGCGGGCGACGATAAGGACGCCGACATGACCAACCGGTTGGACGCCTTGGAAGCGACCGTGGCCGAACTATCCAAAACCATTGAGGCAATGCGCGACGCCGCCGCCGACCACGTGCTCAACGACGGCCCGGACGATAATACGACGCAGGAATCGGCTGAAATGACCGACGATGACTACAACGGTACTTACAGTACATTCGATGACCTATTCGAGGACTAATAATCAGGAAGGAATAACTATCATGCCAACCACCCCAGTGGTGACGCCCAAGCAACAGCTTCGCCCGCTCACCGAATTCAATAACGCGCAAATCCTCAACATGATTCGCAACGAGGCGTCCCCCGAATATCAGCGGCGTATGCCCTCGGCCACCCAGATGAACATGGACAGGCAGATGGCCACCCTCATGTCCAGCACCCAGCTCAAGAACGAGTTCTATTCGGCCTTGGTGAACCGTATCGGCGGAACCTACGTGAACACGTGGCGTTGGAACAACCCGCTGAGCGTGTTCCAGCGTGCATCTCAGGCGTATGGCGACACGTGGCAGGAAATCGCCGTAGGTATGCCGCTCGCACAGGTGTACGACCCGGACGCGGAATACTTGGGCGCGGACAATTTCCGCAAATGGAAAATCGACGTGGATAGCCTCTACCATCGTCTCGACTTTGCCCACTTCTACCCGGCGACCACGGATGACAAGACGCTCCAGCGCGCCTTCACCTCCGAAAACGGTTTGGCCTCGCTCACCTCCCAGATTCTCACCTCCTGCTACAATGCCGCCGAGGTTGACTTGTTCGAGGCCATGTGCCACCAGTTTGTCGAGTATGCGAAGCTCGGCGGATATTGGCGCGTACACATGGGGCACGACCTTAACGACATGGGTTCGACGGAAACCGACGCCCGCGACATGTTGCGCCAGATTCGCGCTTGGGCGGACACGCTGAAATTCGTGTCCACTCGGTATAATGCGCGTCACATGCCGACGTTTGCCCGCCCCGACGAACTTGTACTGTTCTGCTCGCCTGAAGTCAAGTCGGCGCTTGACGTGCAGGGTCTGGCCACGGTGTTCCAGCGTACCGACGCGGAGCCGACCATCGACCGGATCATCGTTATCCCGCAGGACAGGTTCGGCATTGATGGCGTGCAGGCGATTCTCACCACGGATAAATTCCTTATCGATATTCCCGTTATCAATGAGATGACCCAGCAGACCAATCCGGTTAATATCAATTCGGTCAATCATTATCTGCATGTCCAGCACATTATCTCGGTGTCTGGTTTCGCCCCCGCCGTCATGTTCTGGACGGGCGCGGGTTCCACCGCCAAGGTGGTGGCTCCTACCGGTACGACGGCCAAGACGCCGACCTTCCAGCTTAAACTCGCCATGTACGGCGGTGGCTCGACCACCCCGTCGAACGTGGCGCGTGGCGGCGCGGTACAGGTCACAGCCGACACGACCATCGGCAATGATGGCACGGCCACGTTCCGTTCGGACGCGGTTGAGTACGCTATCGGAGACACCGTTAAGCCGAAGAGCGATTACACGTATATTTCGCCCACCGGCGTACTGGTGGTCGGCCTCGATGAGCCGAACACCACTATCCCGGTTACGGCTACCGCCTTGTATACGAATCCGGCGACGCCGGAGGTGCCGGGCACCGTATCCGCCGCTCTGGACGTGCCGGTGGTTGGCGAGGGTGTTATCGGCTTCAATCCGTCGATTATCGCGTCGATTGCCGTCAACGTCCCGAATGTAGGAGTGGGTAAATCGGTGCAGGCGACCGCCACGGCGACCATGATTGACGGGCGAACCGCCGACGTGACCATGCAGGCCGCTTGGACATCAGGCACCCCGGCCAACGCCACGGTGTCCGAGTCGGGTGTGGTCAAGGGCGTCAAGACAGGCACCTCTGATATCACCGCCACGCTGTTCGGCGTATCCGGCAAGAAGCAGGTGACAGTATCCTAGTGATACAATAAAGGGGAGTGTTTCACGTGAAACACTCCCCTTATTTTTTTGTGAAAGGGATAATATGCTGAGAGATATCAACCCTAACGTCGAGGCGACGTTTAACTGGGCGCAATGGACGCCAAACACGTCGTTGAAACTCTGTAACGTGCCGTGGGATAGCAGTTACCGTGACCTAGCCCGGTTCGAGTCACCGCAGAAACAACAGGAATGGTTCGACCGACAGCCCGGTGTTGACAGGGTGCATGGAGTCATGCACATGTTCGGGCAACCCGTGCGCGTCGAACTGCCATTCAACGAGGCGTCCAACTACAACTATGTCGTGGTGTATAACGATTACCCCGACTTGGAGTCGCCGCGATATTGGTATTACTTCATCAACCACGTGGATTACATCAATGCGTACACTACTCAGCTCACCGTGCAGTTGGACGTTTGGCAGTCATTCCAGCATGTGCTTAGGTTTGGTTCATGTTATATCGTGCGCGGTCATATCGGCATTGCCAACGAAAACCAGATGACCGATTATGGCCGCAGTTATCTCGCACTACCCGAAGGGCTGGACACCGGCAGTGAAATGGTGACGGTAAGCCAACAGTACAAGTCTCTTATCAGCATGGACGGGAAAAATCTGAATTACGGCGTAATAGTCGTGAGCACGGTAGATTTGTCAGCGGACGCGGGAAGTCAGGAAAAACCGTCTCTCACTACTGCGGGCGGCTCTCTGTTTGAGAACATGGCCAATGGTGCTGAAATACTGTACTTTAAGGACATCCAGTCTATCCGAGTGTTTATGGGTGTTGGCTCTACTTTTTCATGGATAACACAGGGTATTGTAAACATGTATATGATACCTTCTTTAGACGATGACTTTCTCAAGCAATCCGGCTATGTCGTAGATAAGCTGTTTGGGAAAACACTCCCTTCGGAATTAAATAATCGTATCTACCGTTTCCCCCAGTCGGCCACAAATGCGCCCAGCAGGTATGAAGACATTATTACCATTAATGATTTTCGTGATAATTTTAATATCCCTAAACGTTATAAAAACCTTAAAAAACTCAAATGCTACCCCTATTCCACTGTTGAATGCACTTGCTTGAATGGCACTAATATCACCTATAAGCCCGAAAATATCCAAAGCGATAATCTGGTTATTAGAGAGGTGCATAATTACGCGCCCAATGGCGCGCGCTTGAACTTTTACCCGGTTGGGTACAATAAGGCGGGTGCAAGCGAGATTGCTCCTCTTGATGAAAACAATGGGTTGCCCATTGATAGCGGGGAAATGTTGGACGCCGCGTTTGGTATCAGCAATTTCCCTCAATTTGTGATAGTCAACAATGGTGCCCAGTTGGCAATGGCAAACAGTGCCTACACTCGCGCCTATAATCAGCAGTCAGCTGACTGGGCGTACCAAAAAGCGCAGATGGGCATCAGTCAGTCTCTTGCGGCCACGGCCATGCAAAACCAGTACAATACCCAAGCCAACAAACTCGCTATCGGCAACCGCAACGCCAATAACGCAATTCAAGCGACAGCTCTTAACACCGGGCTGGACAACACGACGTATATCAACAATCAGCGAGCTGACCTCGCACAGCTGAATAACGTGGTTAACGGCGTGGTCGGGGTGGCGGGTAACGCCGCTTCAGGTAATGTCGGGGGCGCGGTATCGGCATTAGGCGGTGCGGTCATGAATGGTGTCAACACCGAAGCGAACCGCAGTATCAACAATACCGCCGCCCAACTTTCCACGGCGAACTCGCTGAGTACCAACGCGGCCACAACAAGTCAGGCCAACACATACGGCTCTCAGACTACAGCGCTTTCGAACCAGTTGGCCCAAAATATGGCGGATATGAACGCGGATTACGCGCAACGTTCCGCGTTCGGAGACTACCAAAACACTATCGCCGGGATTAATGCGCAAGTCCAGCAAATGCAGTTGACGCCCCCTACCACGTCCGGTGCCATCGGTGGAGACGGATTCAATCTTGCAAACGGCATTGTCGGGGTGTTGGTTCGATTCAAGACGTGCGCACCCTCAGCTCTGCGTAGCGTCGGAGAGTACATGTTACGCTACGGGTATTTTGTCCAGCGTTTCATCACGCCGCCGCAATCGCTGGAATGTATGACAAAATTCACTTACTGGCAGATGCAAGAGTGTTACGTGCGAGGTGATTTGCCCGAGCAGTATCGGCAGACCATCAAGGGCGTGTTCGAGTCTGGGGCTACTATATGGACTAACCCGGATGATATCGGCGTGACCGATTGGGCGGACAATGATCCACTGCCGGGCATCAGTTATGAGTGATATGATGGTAGTATGAGCAGGTCTAAAAGGAATCGGGTCGGGGGCGCGTTGCATCCGCGTGGCAACTACGCGAAGGCGCGCGCCGCCGGCCTTGATGCAATGTACTATCATCTGCTGACTGAACTGGCATTGAACCGGTTCAGTTGGCGGGGACTGCCGCCGACAGTGGATGAACGATGGTTGGAAATGTGTCTCTGTGAATACGGTTGCGCACTGTTCTTCGAGGACAAACGTATCGGCAGGTTCCTTGCCACGCAGGCCGGGTATCAAGGCCGGTTGAACGTGTATAATAATCCGACGTGTTTTGAGCCGGTCGGAGTCAACTATCATTACAAGCAACTCAAGGCGGGCACGGAGTGCATCCCGATTTGGGATAATCGCATGAGAATGTCGTTCAAGGATATCCTATGGCAGTACGCTCGACGCTTGGCGGACATTGACAAGGCGTATGACGTGAATCTGGAGAGCCTGAAGCTTCCGACCATTATCACCGCCGACCCACGTACGAAACTCACCGTGCAAAACATGCTACAGCAACGGCAGGATGGACAGGATTATATTATCGGCTATGATTCGCTCGACCCCGGTAGCATGTTCCAGCCGTGGCCCAACACCACCCCGTATCTGTTGGACAAGTTCATCCAACAGAAAACGCAGGTGACTAATGAGGTGTTGGGGTATCTCGGTATCCAGTCTTCCGGCACGGAGAAAAAGGAACGTCTTATCTCCGACGAGGTGGCGCAGGCCAATGAGAAAACGGACGTGTTCCGGTTGAGTTTCCTGAAGGCTCGGCAGACGGCGGCGACGGAAATCAACCGACTGTGGCCATCGCTCAATGTCTGGGTTGAGTATGCGGACGCGCAAAGCTCCGGTGTTCCCAACGCGCTGGATTCCTGCACTTCGGGCACGACTGATATTGATATGCCCGCCTCGTATGACGCGGGTATCGGAGGTGTACTGTAATGACACAGGATTTCAGCGCCTATGCAATGGAAACGCCCGGAGAGTACACCGAAACACTCGGCAACCTCATTAACATGGGCTACGACACTGACACTAAACTACATCTCAGCGCCGACTATTACCCGATCTATGATGAAAACCATCGTGCCGAGTTGAACGAGAAAATCGTTCGCCATTACGCGCTTAGGGAGATAGGACAGGAAACCGCGCAACAATTCATCTTCTATCTGGGGATGACGATGGCGGAAATCATGCCGTATTTTAATGAGCGTTATCGGACGCTAGCATTGAAATACGACCCGCTGAACACCGTGGAAATGACCAGTGAAAACACATCCAACACGGTAGCCCAGTCCAGCGGCAAAACCAGCGCGTCTCAGGATAGTTCGACCAAAAGCATATCGGACGGCACTAGTTCAAGTAGCACCAAGTCCCAGTCATATGATTCTGAGGTTCCGGCAACAGGCGTACAAGGCGACTTCGCTCGGTATGCGACTCACGCCAATCAGGCGCAAGCGGATACGGACGGCAGTAGCCATAGCACGCAAGGCACCACGTCGCAATCGCATAGCACATCCAGCACGGAATGGCAACATGACGCGACAGACGGCAGGAGTTCATCCCACACGTCGGGCCGGTCTCAGTCTGCAATGAGCCTCATTACCGAATATCGCAATGCGATTATCAATGTGGACATGGAAATCGTGCGGAGCCTCGAACCGTGTTTCATGCAGGTGTGGGGGTCATATGATACAATTTTCAGTAACTGCCATAACTATGGAGAATGGGAGTAATCATGGCTGCCATCAACGCGCTGATTCCACGGCAACGATTGTTTGACGGGGTGCCCACGTCCGTTCCGTTCACGTATCGGGATGGTCTGACCACGTTGCAGTTGATTGAATGCCTGCGTCATAATCTCGATATCCTCCAATGCGATTTGAGCAAACTGGAGGAGACCACCAGCGACCTCGCGGAATCCGTGGACAAGGCTCTTGCGGATACCGTGGCGCAAATCAACAAGGCCATGTCCGATTTACGTGCGGAACTGCTGGCCCTGATTCACGAAATGGAACAGCAGGGCGTGGCAACCTCCCCAGTGTACGGCACCATAAAGCCGCTCGGGGACGTGCTCGGCGGCATGTACGATAATGCGCGCAATCACGGACTGTTCTGTGGCGACTACGATAACATGCAGTTGACCGCGCAGGAATACGACGGGCTTACCCTTGGTGCCCGTGAATACGACTTGAGAGCAACTGCCGTCGATAATTGCGTCCCCGGCGACTTCCCCGGACGCTCGCAATTCCCCTACGGAAAATCCATGCCCGAGAATCCGCCCGCCGACATGGCGTTTATCACGCAAACGGAGGCGGATGCACGTTATGTCGAACGTAACCCGACCGCTGACAATTTTGACAGAAAGGAATAATCACCATGACCGCATCCAACCATACCGGAAACTATAACCTCTCGCAGTTCGCTGGTTCCGACCGGCCCACGTGGCTCGGTGACTATAACGGCGACATGGCGAAAATCGACGCACAGCTCAAACAGAATGCCGACGATATCGCGTCGGCTACTGAGGGTGGGCTTACGACGGTGGCGCACACCGCCGACCTTACCGGTAACGGCACATCCGGTTCCCCTTTGGGCGTGGCGGACACCATCGCACGCAAAACCGACATCCCGGATACAAGCGGTTTCGCCACCACCGGCGCGCTCACCTCGGGACTTGCGGGCAAGGTCGATAAAACCGGATCACAGCCCAGTACGCTCGGATTGACGGCGACCGAGCTTGATTCGATGTATAAGGACGCGAACGGCATCGTCCGTGTCGGCACCAAGAAATAGCAAAGGAAAGTAACGATGTCTACAACACAGCATACCGGACACTATAATCTGCCGACGTTTGGCGACAATCCGAACGACCGCCCGTCGTGGCGTGGTGATTTCTCCGACGCGATGACGAAAATCGATAATCAGATGTACGCCAACGCTACCAACATCACCACTGCCACGGCGGCGGCGAACAACGCGACCGCTTCGGCAAGCAAGGCAAGCGAGACGGCAAACGGCGCACAGTCCACAGCCAATGACGCCGTGGGCCGATTGGACGCGCTCGGCGCAACCGACAATACGGCGGCAGGCCAGCTTAAAACCAAGATTGACACCACGGCCACCGAACTGAATGCGGTGAAAACCGACCTCAGCGGTTTCAAAACCAACACCAATAGGGATATTGCCGCATTGCAGAGCAAGACCACGGGAATCGAGAACAATTTAAACGGCCTCTCCTCATCGGTTCATACCAACACAACCGACATAACGGCCGTTGAAGCGAATTTGAACGCGCTTCACGCCGATTCCACCTCCAACGCGACAATGCTATATAATACCATCCAGAACAACTCTCGCATTCTCAGCGTAAATCAGCCGTTCGTGTCTCACGGCTCAAATATCATCGTGACTTTTGGTGATTCCTACGCCGACACCACGAACACTAGAAGCTGGGCGTATATGCTTGCTCAAAAACTGGGGTGGACTTTGCATAATTACGCAAAGAGCGGAGCGGGATACACCGCTCCGAACACCACATATATGAGCGAGTTCAACACAGCCAAGGCGGATAAGACCTATAACCATGACGATGTGTCTTTGGTGGTTATCGGAGGGTCTCGCAACAGCATCGACGGATATACGGGGGCAATCAAAACAGCCGCGCAAGAACTGTTTCAGTCCGTAAGCAACGAATATCCCAATGCGCGAATCATCGCTATACCGTTGTTATGGGATAAAAAACCGGAGTCGGGATATTGGCGTTATAACGCCGCAAGCATTGATGAGGCGGCAACCCTAACCGGCGTGGAATCCATTCCGTGGGCATGGACATGGAATCTCGGGCGCGAAAACGCATTCGATGGCGAGAATATCCACCCCAACGAACTGGGAACCAACGTCATCGTAAACTATATCATGCGATACATGCTCGGCACATATAACGGACGGCATGAAGTGTTCGTATGGCGTCCTCAACAAAACCCTGCGGAGTTCGTTCTCACCGTGGACGCAAGCGCGGGAACCATTACATATGGACTTAACGTAGCATCAGGCGTCACGCCGGCGAACTACACGAACGTGAGCGGACTGCCAATGTGGGCGTGGAATGCGTCGGACGGGACGAATCAGGGTCAGGCATGGGTGGCGGCCATCACTAACGGCGCAAACAACACGACACTGTTCCACATTGATACCGACGGCCATTTTGGATGGCAGGGGTTCACGACCAAACCCTCGGGAACCCCTAACGGATTGGCCGGAGCGCAACTCACCCGAGCGTGGTGACGCGATTATTATCAACGATACCCCACGGCCAGTGCCGTGGGGTATACTGTTATGTATGGCAGTTGACTTCAGGACATGGGTGAAACAGACCGAAAACCACTTTTGGGACATGGACGGCAGTTGGGGGCCGCAATGCTGGGACTTATGGGCGAAATATTGCATGGATGAGTACGGGTGTAGTGTCCAGGATTGCATCACCCCGACAGGTTGGGCCGGGGGATTATACACACGCCATCCCGTAAGCGCAAGAGTCGGGGAGATTTTCGAGAAAAAAGACAACACATGGAACCCCATGCCCGGTGATGTCGCCATATGGCAGGTCTGCTATCCCAATTATCCGTCAACGCACGTGGCCATTGTCGTTGATGGAATACAGGGCGATTCTATCGACGTGATTACGCAAAACCCCGAGCCAAGCGTGCATAAACTACTCCCATTGCAAAAAGCGTATATCGGATATTTGCACCCGCGCAAAAAACCGGACGGCGGCGACAATGACAGCGGCTCGAACCCTACCGGCTCCAACAACTCGGGTAGCATATCCAGCAGTGACGTATGGATACAACAACAGGGCGACAATCTCATCTACCATTACCGCGACAACGACAGTGGCGCGGGCACCATGATCTTCTACAAAGCCACAGCCCAAACATGGAAGGCCAAGGGTAGCTTTAAAGCGCCCAGTGACTCGGACGGCCAAGCCACGCCCTCTACAGGCAACGGCAAAAGCAGTTACGCACTCTACTGTATCGGCACGGTGGAAAGCTCATTACAATGGGACGCGGTAGAATTAGCCAACAGGCAGGGCATTGGGATTGTGCAATGGTCGTTTGGCAGGCGGTTGGACGTGTTGAACGCAATGAAAACCGCCGACCCGACAGGCTACGCGACGTTTGCCAAAACATGCCCCGAGATAGCGGCACTCATGGACAATGGCGGGACGTTTGCACGCCCCCTAACGCCTGCGGAATCGGCGGCGTTCAAAACATGGGCGCAACGCACCGAATCACATCAGGGGCAACGCAACCAGTTCGAGACGGATTACAACAATTATCCGCAAGCCTACTCGGACGCGAAAATGCAGATACTATGGGTGTCTGCATATCATCAAGGCCCGGCATACGCCGAGGCGCTACCGAAAGCAACCTCATTGGGCGGTTTATTGGATAATCTGCTCAACGATGCCGTTTTCGGGCAATACCCGAGCCGGTACCGGACTGTATATAATCTACTGGCAGTCTGGGATGGGAAGAGCGCGCCGCCGAACTTCTAAAAAGTCCGTATGTCATGCCATAATGATACATATGGAGAAACTGTTAGCCGAGGGCGATTATTACGATTATGGGCGCGTGTTATCCTATCACGCGCCCTGGATGTTCGTAATCGGCGCGCGCGGCCTCGGAAAAACCTACGGAGCCAAAAAACTGGTCATAGGCGACTGGATTAAAAAACGATGGCAATTCATCTATCTACGCAGGACGGCGGAGGAACAGAAGAACAAGGGCACATGGTTCGCGGATGTCGCGGAGCAATACCCGGAGTTAGAATTTCGCGTGTCCGGCAATCAGGCCGAATGTCACTGGCTGGACGAAAGGGACGCCACCACGGACAAGCACGGCAAGACACGCCCAACATGGCACATCATGGGGTACTTCATCGCCCTCAGTCAGGCCGGACAAGTGAAATCGGTTGCCTACCCCAAGGTGCGCACCATTGTTTTCGATGAGATATTCCCCGACAACATGCGTTACCTTGGAGGCGAGGTCACGGCGCTTGAGGAATTCTATAATACCGTTGACCGGTGGAATGATAGAGTGCGCGTAATCATGTGCAGTAACGCCGTAACCCTCGCCAACCCGTATTTTTCAGCATTCAATATCAACCTAAAACCACAGTTGGACAATCACACGCAATACCAACGGTATTGCGACGGGTTCATCATGGTGGAATTGGCGGATTATGGCGGGTTCAGCGCAAAGGTTGCCACGTCGAAGTTCGGACAGTTTTTACGCGAATATGATGAAAATTATGCGAATTATGCAATCAACAATGATTTTAGGGATAACGCCAATACTCTCATCAGTGATTTTAACGACGCCGGATATGCGTTCACGCTGAGAACGACAGAATACGGTATTTTCAACGTATACCAACAATTAAGCGATACCGACGAAGTACTATATATAATCACCAAAAAACAGCCTAAAATCACCCGTGATTTTACGTTTGATTACCGACTGGTTGACAATGATTGCATGATGCTCAAACGTTCCGACGATATGACGCAGAAGATACTGAACGCCTATCGCGTCGGGCGGTTACGTTTTGAAACACCGCAAATCAAGGCGGAGTTCAGCATGATTCTTGGCGGCTTGCTACAGCAATCAGGTATAAGAAAGTGAGGAATATTCATGCCAATCCATGAATTAATCGTTATCGGCATTGTGTTTCTACTGGTACTCATCGACTACGTAACCGGCGTGGTTAACGCAATCATGCACGGCGAATTATCCAGCGAGAAAATGAGGGAGGGCCTCGGCCACAAGTTCACATATCTAGCAGTGATTTGCGTTACGTTAATCGTAGAATACGGTTCGGATTACATCAATCTTGGAATCGAACTACCCGTATTCATCCCCGTATGCGCCGGTATTTGCCTGACTGAAATCACATCAATCATGGAAAACTGTGTGAAAATCAACCCCGAACTATCCAGCTCGAATATTCTCAATATTTTCAACATCAACAACAGAGAAAACAACGGGAAGGAAGATTAGGCAATGGATGGAATCACATGGATAGGTTCCCCCAATCACTACAACGGGCGCGACGGATACCACGTAGACCACATCACCCTACACATCATGGTAGGCTACTTGACCAGCGCAGACAACTTTTTCCGATCCCCCGGAAGCACAGCATCAGCGCACTACGGGGTAGGAGGAGACGGCACTATCCACCAATACGTTGACGAAAGTAACGGATCATGGTCAGACGCCAACTACGCCAGCAACAACAGCACCATCAGCATCGAACACGAAGGCGGAATGGACGGAATCCCATGCACACAAGCATGTATGGACGCTTCCGCCGCACTCTGCGCCGACATCGCACGACGATACGGATGGAACCACCTATGGCACGACGGACTCAACGGAAACATCTGGCTACACCGTGAAGTGCCCGGAACCAATCACGCCGGATGTCCCGACCTCGCACCCAACGGACTTGACGTAAACTACGTCATCAACAAAGCAAACCAACTACTCACACGAGGAGCAGACATGCCAGTAAAAACAGACCCTATCAACTGGTACGGGAACACCGTCACAGTCGAGTACGCATTACAAGACCTAACCCACCGAATCGACGCCCTCGCCGCACGCCTCGGCCCCATCTCAGAACAATACCCATTCGACTACCTGCCCGCCATCCTGAACAACACCGAAAGCACCTATCTCGCCGTCAACGGCCTCAAACCCGACAGCGGCAAGGGATTGACCGACGAACAGGTAGGCAAGCTAGCCGACAGTCTCAAAACCAGCCTCGGCCAGCAAGTAGCCACAGAACTCGCCAAACGACTCAACGACTAACATTAGCAAGAAGCCCCCTAGGCATATAACCTAGAGGGCTTCTTTTTCTATTCACACGAAACGTTCCGCATAAGTCCTATAAAATTCTTTAAAATCAAAATCACGACAATACTCAAAACCATCATCCACGTCAAAAAAAGACCTCACCGGAATCCAGCGGCCACACATCCCATCATACAATTGAAATTGATAATCAACCCCACAGTAACCGCAAACCGCCTCACGCCACCGAAAACCACGATCCAACCCCGTATACGTGTCAACAACGGTAAAATAATGCCACATCTCAACCACCATCCTTCCTTCATCCTCTGACTGATACCCATATCATACCACACCACAAAACACAACACAAACAACAAACCCGGCAGGCCATCGACCTACCGGGCTTCAACACACTCATCAAAACAATGCGGCATACACGCTTTTATTGCACCCATTGCACTTAATACACTAACAACACAACTACATTTCTTCACTCTCCTATCCTCTAGTTTTTTGTTGATACCCTCAATCTACCACACAAAAAAAAACAAGACACACCCAACAACAGAAAAAAACGACAAAAAACAGCCCACTCAAACTATAAACAAAACACACACTAAAATCATGAGACAAAACAGCAAGCAAAATTGACAACGGAAAGAAGGCGAATAAAATAGTAAACAACAGAGATGATAACAAACGACAGAACAAGAACAGCAATGAAAAACACAGAACAGAGAACAGAGATGAAACACACAACAGAACAGTAGTGGAAAAAAGCTAACTGGCAGGGGCCCTCCCCTC